GAACTGTGCAGAAGTGCCGACATTCGGTGTCTGCGGTTTTGGTACTTGGACATTGCTGGCTCAGGACTACGTAGGCCAAGAGCAGTACATGATTACTCCGGGTTCCGGGTTCGATGCTGATGCCAATGGCCCTCAAGCCGCTTTCCGCGCTTTGATGGTTGCTGGTGTTCCCATCTATCCTGATCCTTATTGCCCGGAAGGTACTCTGTACCTGCTGAACACAAACTATCTGTCCATGTACATACATGAGCAGGCATCGTTTGCGTTTACTGGCTTTGAATCGACTCTGCCAAACTTCCAAATTGGTTATGTTGGCGCTGTCTTGATGATTGCCGAAATGGTAAGCACCAAGCCTAAGTCGATGACGAAGGTTACTGGCTACAACTCTCTGACACTGTAAAGGAGAAATAGACATGCCTTCATTAGCCCTTAATAAAATCCTGTTAGCAAGCGCTAACGCCAACAGCACGGCTGCATACTTCATTGCAGGCTCTACCGGCCTGACTTCTGGAGCATCGTCCGTGTTGGCTGCTGGTTCGTACATTTTCTATCCAGTAGCAAACGTAGCCGTTCAGGTGAACAACTCATCTGCCGGTACTGGCTTTGCTAACGTGTTGGCTAACAACACCGGCGGTTTTATGATCGCTGACGGTACAAACGTGCGTATTACTAACCTTGGCAACCAACTTGTTACGTCTACCTATGTTGTGGTCGGCAGCGAAGTCGCTGCTCCCGAAACATTCGGTAACGTATAAGGAGGCACTATGGACGCAAATGCCGTAGGTCGTGAATACCCAGATGGCTTTGGGTATAAGCGTCTTGGTTTCCTACAAGGCCAATCTATTGGCACTGCTGGAGACACTGTAGTTTCCGTGCAGGACGGCAATAAGTACATTGTGCGTCAAGTTACGCTAAGTAACTTTAGCGGCGCAGCAACCGGCGCTGACGTTGGGGTTCACACCTCAACGGCAGCAACCGGAACAGATGTTGCAGATACACAAACTTTGACCGGCGCTTCTAGCACCTCATCGTATGTGAACCTGACTTTATCTGCTGCGGCAAACGCCAATGTGTTTACTGCACCTGCTTTGTATTTTAACGTCAACGTGGCAGCATCCGGGGTAACTTGTGATGTAGCCATTTACGGAGATATTGTCACACTATGAGCCAAAGTATCTTTGTAACCAACAAAGGGATTCCAGCAACCGGACGTTTTGAAAACACTGAATATGTTTTTGAAACCAATAAGGAGGTTGAAATCTCGTTGGAGGCTGCAAAGCATATCTTTGGTTATGGCGATGATGATAAAGAGCAGTATTTTGTCAGGCTTGGCTGGATGAAAATGAACACAGACTTGCCTCGCGCAAAAGAGCGCTTGGCTGAGTTTTCGTTTTCTAACGAGCCTGCAAAGAAAGTCCACTTGACAGCCCCGGTGGTGGAACGAGTAGCCGCGCCAATGCCCAAGGTTCAAAAGGCCGAGGTCAAAGGCGTGGCAAAAGTCCAACAGTTACAGTAATGAGGGCTTATGCCAACCTTATCAGACTACATCACCGAAACACGGCGGTTGCTGCATGACGTTAATGGCAACTTCTGGACTGACTCAGAACTAATAGACTACATCAACGATGCACGGGGTCATACCGTGCAGGATTCTGGGTGTAGGCGAATACTACAAACCTATACCTTGACGGTAGGCGATGAAACCATCGACTACTTAGATTTGCCGCAAGGCAATAACACGATTGATATTCTTAATATCAACCTTTACTGGGGCGATAGTCGCTGGCCCATGTATTACATGGCTTGGACGGACTTCAACGCCCAATTACGTTTTTGGCAAAACTACAATGGTAGGCCAATAGGTTTTTCCATTTATGGTGCCAAGACAATTTACATAGGGCCGAAACCGGATCAAGCGTATGAAATCGAACTGGATACTGTCGTTCTTCCGTCACCTCTTGTCACTGGGTCGCAGTCCGACACCGAAATCCAAAGCCCGTTCTACGAAGCAGTCGCGTACTACGCGGCGCACAAAGCCAAGTACCAAGAGCAGTCCTACGGTGAATCGGAAATCTTCAAGCAAGAGTACACGAAGCAAATCCTTGGTGCGTTAAACAGCACATTCACACGCCGACTGCCATCTGTGTACCAATCGGGGTACTAAATGGCGGCTGTCGAGCAAAAGAAATCATACTTTGTAAGCAAGGATTTCAAGGGCGTAAACGTCAAAAACAACCGCACCGCCATTGGCGAGGGCGAGTTTGCTTGGCTTGAGAATACTCAGCCCATCGGCTACGGCAATATCAAGATTGTTAACTCGCCACAAAACGTGGCTAATGTGTCTTTTGCCAATACGGTTACGTATATGGCATCGGCAAACATCAATAATACTGAGTACATGTTTGCCTTCCAGCAAAACGGAAGCGCCCAGTACGTCAATATTGAGACTAATACTCAAGGCAACCTAGCCGCTGCCAACACTTTTTCCAATGCTGACGTACAGATTGTGCAGTGGAAAAACGAAAGAATCCTAATTATTGACCCTGTTAAGGGCTATAAAACTTGGGACGGAACAAACCTTGTTAGTATCGGTAGCATTGGCACAGTAACCGTCAATAATGGTGGCGCTAACTATGTTGCCCCTACCGTTACCTTTGGCGCACCCGGAGAAACTGGGGGAGTTACGGCTACAGGAGAGGTGGTTTTAGTTGGTAATGCCGTATCTCAAATCATTGTTACGGAGGCCGGAAGTGGCTACACATCTGCACCTACAGTCACGATCACAGATACAGGAGGCAACGGTGCTGGCGCTAATGTCACTTGTACTCTTTTTAGTCAAAATGGCAATTCTATTGCTACTTTCAGTGGTCGTACTTGGATTGCTGATGGTCGCACGGTGTACTACTCTGCTGCTGACACCTACAATGACTTTATATCGGTATCTAGCGGATTCATTACGCTTACCGACTCAACGCTAAGAACCGACATTGCCGTAATTATTGCAGCAAACAACTTCCTGTATATTTACGGTGAAGATAGCATTAACGTGTTTTCTGATGTACGGGTGAATAGTACAACAGGTGAAACAATATTTACCAATACCAACGTATCGGCATCTATTGGTTCTAACTTCAAGTACGCTATTTTTCCGTATTTCCGATCCATGTTGTTTATGAATCGCTACGGGGTCTACGCCCTAGTGGGCGCTACAACCTCCAAGATCAGCGATGACATAGATGGAATCTTCCCAGACATAGACTTTACCAAGCCCGTAACGGCTGGTCAGGTCTTGCTTAACAATATTCTGTGCGCCTGCTGGACATTCACCTACAACGAGGCTACTAACGGCACTACCACGCCACGGGAAATCCAAGCCATTTTCTTTGATCGAAAATGGTTTTTTACAAGTCAAGGGGACAATATAACCCGCACGGCTTCGGCAGTGATTTCTGGCAATATTCTGATGTATGGCACGAATGGGCAAGACCTAATTAAGTTCTACCAAGACAGCACGACAGGTATTGAGTGGGAGGTGGTGTCTGCCCTCTGGCCTATGGGCGATCCAATTAGGGACAAACAAGCCCTAAAAGTCGGTATTGAGGCTACGCTTGGCACTGGCTTTGCTGACTTTACAGCCTTTATAGACTCTGAAAATCAGCAGTCTAACGCCATCAGTTTTGCCAACTCTATCGACTGGATCAACAACTCTAGCCAAGTGGTGCAATGGACTAACTCTAGCGGCACCCCTATTGGCTGGACTTCTTCTACCGTGACTGGCGGTTCTGACTACTATCTATACAAATCCGATGCCAAGATGTATGGTAAGTATCTTGGAATCACCCTTGACGGAACAACTACGCCGTTTACGATCAACGGCTTCCAACTTGAGCATGAATTGAGAGCGAGGTTCTAAATGGCACTTCCTGTAACTATACCCAATACGTTTGCTAATGCCACAACGTCTATCCCGTTGTCGCAACTAGATGCTAATTTTTCTACACTATCTAACGCCATAAACGGTATAAACAGTGGTGCCGAAACCTTAGTCAATCTAAAGGCAAGCAACGTCACAATTACTGGCGGCACGATCAGCAACATCACGCTAGATAACGTCACGGTGGACGTAGAAACCCTTAGTAACGTCACCCTTGTCAACGTAAACGTCACAAGCGGCACGATTTCTAACGTCACTATTGCTAGTGGCAATGCAACATTTACTAACGTCACTGCAACTCAGGCTAACTTAACTACAGCCAATGTTACCAATCTTCAGTCGGGTAACGTAGTGGTTACTGGCGGTACATTGACCGGAATTACGGCGGCAAATATTGCTGGTGCCAACATTTCTAGCGGAAACGTGACCATAACCATTGCTTCTTTGGCTAACGGCAATGCTGCGGCACCTTCTTTGCGCTTTACTGACGATACGGACACTGGTGTTTTCCTATCTGGCGCAAATGCCATTTCGTTTACGGAAGGTGGCAGCGGATTCAGAATGGGATTTAGAAACATTCCTGACGGTGGGCCTAAGAATACTTCGTATACGTTGACTACTTCTGACGTAGGCAAGTACATTCAAATTACTTCTGGCGGTTCAATTACCGTACCGGACGGTACGTTTGCCAATGGCGATGCTGTGTCACTGTTTAATAATTCTAGCGGTGCTGTAACGGTAAACTGCGCGATCAGTACGGCTTATATTGCCGGTACGGATAGCGATAAGGCTACGGTTTCTTTAGCAACCCGTGGTGTCGCTACAGTCTTGTTTGCCAACGCAAACGTCTGCGTCATCACAGGGAACGTGTCATAAATGACCGGCATCTTTCAGATTCTTCTTGCAGGGCAGGGTGCGGCTACTATCCTTGCTGACTACCTAGTAGTAGCGGGTGGTGGTGGTGCTGGAAATCACGGTGGTGGGGGTGCGGGTGGATACCGTACATCTGCTGGAACTTCAGGTGGAGGTGCTTCAGCAGAAACCGCTGCAAGCGTTGCAATAGGAACTGCTTACACAATTACAGTTGGTGGGGGTGGTGCTGGAAAAGCATCTGGGTCAAGCGGGTCTGGAACAACTGGAAGCAACTCAGTTTTTTCTTCTATTACCTCATCAGGTGGAGGTGGTGGAGGCCCTTATGAAGGGCCGGGATTAAATGGTGGTTCTGGCGGCGGTTCAGGGGGTACTTTTAGCCCCGGCGTAACTCAATCAGGAGGTTCTGGAACTGCAAATCAAGGTTTTGCTGGCGGTTCTGCGAGTGGAAACCCGTCATCTGGAGCCGGTGGATCAGGTGGTGGTGGCGCTTCCGCAGTAGGTGTAAATTCGTCAGGCTCAGAAGCAAATGGTATTGGTGGTAACGGCGGTGCTGGAGTTGCTTCTAGTATCACAGGTTCAAGCGTAACTAGAGCGGGTGGTGGCGGCGGTGGTGGTGGAGATAACCGAACATCTGGAACCGCTGGCACAGGCGGTGCTGGTGGTGGTGGAAACGGAAGCGCCGCAAGACCCGGAACAGGAAGTGCTGGAACTGCTAACACAGGTGGTGGCGGTGGCGGCGGGTCATCAACAACTGGATCAAACATTGGAGGCGGTGGTGCTGGTGGATCAGGTATTGTCATCATCAAAATCCCATCTACGCACTATGCCTCATTCTCATCTGGTGTAACTTCATCTCTCTCGACTTCTGTTGCGGGATTTAACGTATATACAGTCACGGCTACTTCTACAACGAGTGAGACTGTGACTTTCCTTGCTGGCGCACCTATAAGCGAAGTGCTGATTGTGGCTGGAGGTGGAGGCGGTGGGCATACTAGGGGTGGTGGTGGCGGTGCTGGTGGTTATCGGTCAAGCACAACCCAAGGAATCGTTTTTGGTCAGACCTACACAGTTACAGTAGGCGCTGGCGGCAATGGTTCTTCAAGTGCTACATTGCGTGGTTCTAACGGTTCTGATTCTGTATTTTCAGCAATCACTTCTACCGGAGGTGGTGGGGGCGGGTCTGGAACTGGTGAATTTTCTGGTTCAAATGGCGGTTCAGGCGGCGGTGCTGGAAATCAAAATAATACAAACATTAGTGGAGGCACAGGAAACACGCCAAGCACTAGCCCATCACAAGGTAATAATGGTGGTTCATGCAATGCTTCTGGGCAAGGAGAGATTGCTGGCGGTGGCGGTGGTGGCGCTAGCGCAGTAGGATCAACTTCATCATCTAGTGACAATGGTGTTGCTGGAGGTGCTGGTACTGCGTCCTCGATCACAGGATCAAGCGTTACCCGTGGTGGTGGAGGCGGTTCTGGTTGCGGCAACAATGATTCTGCTACCGGAGGAACTGGTGGCGCTGGAGGCGGTGGTAACGGTGGACAAAGAACCGTTAATAACGCAACTGCTGGAACCGTCAATACTGGAGGGGGCGGTGGAGGCGGCGGTGATAATCAACCCGGAAAAGCAGGCGGCTCTGGCATTGTCATCATTAAAGTACCTGACAACGTAACCGCAACATTCTCTGGTGGCGTTACATCTAGCCTGTCCACATCCGGTGGGTTCAACATCTACTCTGTAACTGCTACGTCTACTACATCTGAGACTGTGACGTTTGCAAGAGCGTTTACTGTTACTGACCTGCTGGTTGTTGCTGGAGGTGGTGGTGGGGGTGGATATTCTGGCGGTGGCGGTGGAGCAGGTGGTTATAGAACATCTACTACCACATCCATATCGCTTGGCACTTCATATACCGTTACTGTTGGCGGCGGGGGCGTTGGTGGAAAATATGCCACAACAACTGTTGCTACAAACGGAAGCAACTCGGTATTTAGCGCAATTACTTCTGCTGGCGGTGGTGCTGGTGGAACAATTAGCCTTGCAAATAATGGTTCAAACGGTGGTTCTGGTGGTGGAGCAAGAGGATCTAGCGTAACCGGCTTTTCCGCAGGCAATGGAAACACACCAAGCACAAGCCCAAGCCAAGGTAATAACGGCGCTGGAAATAACACATCTTCACCTTATAACGGTGGTGGTGGAGGCGGCTCTGGAGGCGCAGCATCGTCAGGAAATCCGTCAAACGGTGGCGCTGGAACTGCAAATTCAATTACTGGCTCATCTGTAACTTACGCTGGTGGAGGAGGTTCTGGTGTTCGGACTGGAGGAACAGGTGGAACTGGTGCTGGTGGCGGTGGGAATGGTGGTGTTGGTGTTGACACAAACAACGGTGGAAATGGAACAGCAAATACTGGCGGTGGCGGCGGTGGTAGCGATGACGGTAACAATACCTCTGGTGGCGCAGGCGGTTCAGGCATCGTAATCTTCAAGATACCTAACGCATATCGTGCGACATTCTCTGGCGGTGTTACCTACTCTGTATCGTCTACAAGCACAGACTTGATCTACACGGTCACGGCTACAAGCACGACTAGCGAGACAGTTAGTTTCTCTGCTGCAACTCCTGCAACTGTTACTACGGACTTCTTGGTAGTGGCGGGTGGAGGTGGTGGTGGTAGCGATGTTGGCGGTGGCGGTGGTGGCGGTGGATATCGTGATTTTTCAAGCCAATCTTTATCAGTAGGAACTGCCTACACGGTTACGGTTGGTGCTGGCGGTGCGGGTGGCGCAAACGTATCTCTAAACAGAAATCCGGGTAGCAGCGGTTCAAATTCTGTATTTTCTACAAACACTTCTGCTGGTGGAGGTGGAGCAGGTAATAATGTTTCAACAGGCGGCGCATACAATGGATTAAACGGAGGCTCTGGAGGTGGCGGTGGTAGAAGTGGTGGAACAGGTGGCACAGGAGACACTCCTGACACAACTCCCAATCAAGGAACAAACGGCGGCAATGGTGGAACTACTGGAACCTCTGGTGGTGGCGGTGGAGGTGGTGCTACATCGGCGGGGTCAAATGGAACAACTGATGGTGCAGAAACCGGTGGTAATGGTGGCGCTGGTACCGCTTCTTCAATTACTGGCTCAAGTGTAACTAGGGCTGGAGGCGGTGGTGGCGCTGGTCGTGCTGGAAGCGGAGGAACTGGTGGTTCCGGTGGCGGTGGTAATGGTGGCGGTGGTCTTGGCCCAACAACCGTCGCACAAAATGGAACTGCAAACACGGGAGGAGGTGGCGGTGGTGGTGACGCAGGACTTATAGGCCCCTCTGGTAATGGAGGTTCAGGCGTAGTCATCATCAAGATTCCCGATACCTACACAGCAGCCTTCTCATCCGGTGTAACCTTTACTGGTGGCTCTGCAAGCGGTGGTTTCAGGGTCTATACCGTCACCGCAACATCTACAACCTCAGAAGTCGTAACATTTATTTAAGGAGAAACAAATGGCGCACTTTGCCAAGTTAGATGCAAACAATGTCGTAATCTTTGTCACGGTTGGTCGTGATGAGGATAACGGCAAAGAGGATGAATTGTCTGCCCGAACAGGCGATGTTTATAAGCAGACTTCGTACAACACTCACGGCGGCGTACACGCTCTAGGTGGCACGCCTCTGCGTAAAAACTACGCCGGTCTGGGCTACACCTACGATGCGGATCGGGATGCTTTCATTCCTCAACGCCCATATCCGTCTTGGGTATTAGATGAGTTTTCTTGTCTTTGGAACGCTCCTGTACCTTATCCCACAGATAGTAAACGGTATAGTTGGAATGAAGAAAACCTTGCTTGGGATGAGATTCCAGATGCCGAGTAAAGCCTTACCGTTGCCAGACTTTGATTTGTTGCACTCCTTGTTTGAGGTCAAGGATGGGATTCTTTACAACAAAGTTCAACGGAAAATGCAACCCGCCGGAATTGAGGCAGGATGTCAAAAAGGCCGATACAAATGGGTTAAGATTAACTCTCAACGATACTCTGTGCATCGAGTTATTTTTTATATGACTCATGGATATTGCTCAGAATATATTGACCACATTGATGGCAATGGTCTAAACAATAAGCCAGAGAATCTACGACCAGCAACTCTGTCTGAGAACAAATGCAATCAAAAGATTTACAAAAGCAACACTTCTGGCGTTAAAGGTGTTTATTGGTGTAAACCTAAAAACACTTGGGTTGCTCAAATTGCATTTAACAATCGGCGCAGAACTCTTGGAAGATTCAAAACAAAAGAACTTGCAGAAGAATTTATAGATTTAGCAAGGGAAATGTTACACGGCAACTTTGCAAACAAAGGAATAACTGCGTGAAACTTATTAAACTAACTAACGCCGCCAAGGGCCGTATCGGTGAGGGCTTGATCCTTAACACCGATTTGATTGCATCGTTTTTTGAGCATACGCAAGAAGATGGCACAAAAGTAACGGTGGCTTACGGCATGAATGGTAATTCTTGGGAATTGTCTCAAACTATTGATGAAGTAATGGCTCTGACAAAGGAATAGATATGGGTACTCAAGCGTTTACCAAACTAGGCAATACGGTGGCTTTTACTGCCGCTACGACTGCTCCTACGCCCGTACAAGCCGCCTCTACAACTTTGGGTGGCAACCAGTACCGGATTCTTAACGCAGGCACAGTGACCGTATTTTTAGGCTATGGCGCTACTGCTGATGCGGCTAACACTGCCGCTGCCGTAGTAAGCACTAGCGGAGAGGCATTGCCTTTGTTGCCGGGGACGGATGAGATTTTGACCTTTGTTCCAAACGCCTACTTTACTGGCATTACTTCAGCAAACACAGCAGCAATTTACATAACTCCGGGTGATGGGCTTTAGGAGAGCATAATGCTAAAGGTCGTATCAACTATTGGATTTACGGGTGGCGGCAGTATCGGCGCAGTCACGTACAAAGGTACGTGGGATGCAAATGCCAACTCTCCCGCTTTGGCTTCTAGCGTTGGAACGCAAGGAGACTATTACGTTGTCAACGTGGCTGGTACGACAAACCTCAATGGAATCACTGATTGGCAGATTGGCGATTGGGCTATTTTCAATGGCTCCGTATGGCAAAAGGTAGACAACACAGACGCAGTTACTAGCGTAAACGGGCAAGTAGGCACCGTAGTTTTAACTGCTGCAAACGTCAATGCCGTAGCAGATACGGCAACAATTACCGCTGGCACTGGCCTCACTGGTGGTGGCACACTATCCTCAAACACCACGATCAGTCTAGCCAACACAGCCGTTACCGCTGGCACCTATGGCGGCAATACCAATGTTTCAGTCGTTACCATAGATGCCCAAGGTCGGATTACAGGAGCCTCTAACGTAGCCATTGCTTTCCCTGCCGTATCTGGAAACGTGTCGGTAGACTCTATCGACTTTAACACTACAGCAAATATTACCGCTACTGAATCAGTTTTGACATGGAACAACCAAGACAAGATTTCTACGCTTGATCTTGGGTTAAAAAATAACATTATTTACCATCTTGGCGAAGAACTTTATTATCGGGTTAAATTAGATAGCGCGGCTAACATAGGCCAAGTAATGATGTTTACTGGCACCACTGGCGCTTCTGGTGGTCTAAAAGCGGCACCGGCAACAGGACTGCTGCCCACGCAGGCAGACTATGTCTTGGGTCTAGCCAAAGAATCTGGAGTGCTAAACGATTGGATTTATGTGCAGTCGTTTGGCGAGGTTCAAGGCATCAATACTACTGGCGGGGCAGAGTCTTGGACGGATGGCACGGAGTTGTATTACAACCCGTCCGTTACTGGCGGCCTAACTAAGACCAAGCCAACGGCTCCCAATGCGATTGTTAAGGTGGCTGCGGTGGTACATGCGGCTTCTAACGGCACCCTGTTTGTTCGCCCGACCTATGGCACCGTATTTGGCGGTACTGACGGAAACGTAAACTTTACCAATCTAGCCAATAACGATGTAGTCGTTTACAACACAACAAATAACGTCTGGACAAACACCCAGTCAATTAACCTAGCCAATATTACGGCGGCAAATATTACCGTCACGGCTAATCTTTACGCTAACTTGGCTACTAGCAATACTGCTGCGATGCCTGATCCTAGCCTACCCTTGAACCCCGAAGGATATGTCACTATTATTGTGAACGGGGCGGCTAAGAAAATTCCTTATTACGGTGTCTAATGGCTACTCATTCCGATATTGTGGAAACCAAACTTTCTGCCCATGAGGTAATCTGCGCGGAGCGCTACCGGGGTATTAACGCCCGTCTGAAGCGTATCGAGGTTATTGGCATCGGTGCGACTGCAACAATCATGGGCGCGATGGGTTGGGTAATTAACCTGCTGATTGGGTTGGTAGCCAAACTGTGAACTTTGAGAGTCTGGCCCAAGTACGTTTTGGCGATCCAGATGGGTTAAAAGAGTTTCTGTTTGAAAACGGTATCCAGCACCAAGCCTTTGCCGAATCCTTC